CTCAATTGGTTATAAGCGCCAAAAAAGGCGTTGATATTCGGATCCGAGTTGTACTGGACGAATGGATAGCTTGGCAGCGAATTGACGGTCAGTGTCATGAATTGCTCACTGTGATGCCACTAGCGACTGCATAAAAGAAGCCCTCAGGATCGCCAGCGAACAGAACGCCAGAAGGCGAGACACCCATGCCGTTAATCTGCACGGTAAAGGTCAAAGTAGCCAAAGTCGTTGGATCCAAGATGCTGGCAGTCGCTGCAATAAAAGTCTGTTGCAGCTCCAGCAAGCTCATGGTTTTGCCGACATAAATGCTGTTCACATAAGCCGCAATAGCGGGTTGAACCGCAGCTGTGACCACAGAATTTGCCACAAAGTTGGAGCCAGCGATGGTTGTCCAGTTCACCGTCATGGTGACGCTTTGAGCCGTAGGAATCACATACTTGATGGTGTAAGCATCAGGATAGTCATTGATCGTGATAGTTTCTGTGGAGCCAATGCTGGCCGCACCTTGCAAATCAAGAATGTTGAACATTGATTGATATATGGCATTTGCCACTGCATAGGGGTCACCACCGCCAACCAAGACCTGCCAGCCGCCAGAAACCTGCCTGAAAGAAATCAAACGGGCTTGGACGCCGGAGACATTTTGCAAAGTAGTCCGAACCAGAGTGCCGATGCCAGTAGAAACGGCTTGACCGGCTTGAATCACTTGGGCTTGATAGTCGGCCAAGGATTGGGCCGAAGCCCCTGGCGTTCCAGCCGTGGTGTTATTCACGCTCAATGACACGCCAAAAGGAACCACCGTCACGATTTGCGTGACCGAGTTGGCAGGAACCGCCCAAGTGCCAGAAACCAAGGCCAAGCAATAAGCAGCAGCACTAGCGCCAGAATTGCCAATCACCGTCGAATCTTGCAATTGATACTGATAAGTGCCGTCAGAAACGATGAAGCCAGGGTTGATGACGTAGCCCGGCGTCCCCGTAAACACAACGTACACAGACGTATTGGAGCCAATACCTTGCTGCACCCCATAAACATTGCCCAATTGGTACAGAATCGTCGCATTGGCCGTGTATGGCGACACCGAATTCACCAAGTCCACAAGCGCTTGGTTTTGAATGACCAAAGCGCCAGTAGAGGTGGAGTTCATGTCGCCAATCAGGTTGGCGGGAAGACTCGTCAGGCCCGGAGCCAATGTCTCGGCAATAGCCAATGCCTCTGCGGCCAACGTGGCCGGAGGCGTTGTGACGTAAGGTGCATTAAGGATTGGATTGGTCATGTTGCAATTGTCGCTTGATAAGCGGTTCCATTCAGAAACACGGCGTTAATTTGATAGGTCGGCGTGACAGTCGTTCTAATTGGAGTGACTACAAGCGACTGAAAATACTGTGCAAACTGCGTCTGAATCCGCACAACAGCAGCGTCAGGCGCAGTTTGAGTAATCACAGAATCAACTGCTGGAATGCCATAACTGGCATACAAAGGATTTTCGCCCGTGATAAGCAAAAGCGTCTGGATGAGCGTAGTCAGCCAAACGTAAGAATTATTGCCAGATGAGTCGGTACTGACCTCAACCCAAGTTCCATCTGCCAATGTACCGTATGTACGCATTACGCCACCCCTCCACTGACATCTGAACCCGCCTTAACGCCACCATGTTTGTGAGCAAGGTAGGCTTGGCCGTTAATAATTAAAGTACCTGTGATAGACACATTTCCACCCGATAGCGTAATTGAAGAGCTGCCTTGGGTCAATGTGATACTGTTCTTCTGCACATGAATTTCAGCAGTGCCATCAATTGTTCTGATGATGGAACCATTGGGCGCATTAATAACAACAGCGTCTGGGTCCAAAGTTGCCCAGTTCTTATTGCTGATTGGCATAAATACCAAAGCACCAAGATTGGTGGGAGAGCAATTAGGTGCAGCACCCAAGCCCAAACCAGTAATACCACCCAAACGTGCTGAAGCAGAAACAGCAAGTCCAGTATCACCAACCTGCACAGGAATGCGAATATAAAAAGGCTCCGCAATCGGCATTGTCACCTGATCGGTGGTAAATACGCTGGTTTGAGCAACCGCAAACTTCACTGTGACGATGGAGCCGTCAACAGCCGTCACCGTGCAAGGATAAGCCTGACCCAAATTTTGAACAGCGTCATCAATTTTCCGCTGGGCAAATTTATTGAGCGTCAATGCCAAAGGCGTTTTTACAATGTTTCCACTCATTGTGTCGGTCCTTGCTGCATCAAAACATCAATCACGGTTCTCCAAGCAGTCCCAGTTGGTTGACGCAAGTCACCAATGTGGCGAGTTCTAATGATCTTGCCAATACCAGTAAAAGTGGAATTGTCACGCCAGCGGGACTGAGATTGGTTGTTATTTTGCCCAACGAATGGCGGCAACTTAACGTATTGCAAGTTGGACAAATCGCCTCGAGCAACCAACTCAAGCTGAATCGTAATAATGTTCAACCAAGTCGGTTGAGACATCATGTCGTTGAAATTGATTTGAGTTGGTTCCGGCGCAGGAGACGTTCCATCATCAATCGTGATTGTTTTTTGATTGACGTAAATATCAATACCGGCATAGTTGGGATCAGTATTTACGACCTTGGACATGGCATTGAGCTTCTGAGCCATTGCATGAAGGTCTGAAAACGTACCCCAAGTACCCTCAGTCCAGATGATGTCCTGAGATGAATTATCAACAACCTTAAAGTAGTTGCTGTAAGCATTACGAATTGATATGGCGGCGGCATTGCCTAATGATTGATTCTTTGCGGCATTGAATGCCAAATTAACGGGATACTGCGGAGATCCAGTGGCTGGAATGATGATCAAATCCAAAGACAAATTGGTTCCTTGAAAATTACCAAATGCTTGGAAAATCTTTCCGCTAAAAACTTGATTGACCTGATTGGCATTTGCCAAAGGCAATCCATTGGTCATTCCCAACGACAAACTTACAAACTGATCGCTGAAATTGTTAGCTTGTCCAATTGTCGCAAAATCAATTCCCCACACACGAATGAATGAGCCATCCATTGGAACCGAATAGCCAGCCAATGGAATGTCAAATTCAATGCGTAAAGCGGCTCCATTGTTACGCCCAGTAGGCGTTCCATCCAATGTGCTACTCCAAGTCTGAATAACAGACCCAGTTGTAGCATCGCTGATTGTAAGGTTGTAAAAACGCATTAACCAATTTCCAATTTTTGAGAGCTGACACGGAAAACAATTGGAGTTTTAAAGTATCCAGCAGACAAATTGATGTTGAAATTGTCAGGAGAACCAACCATTGGAACATTAAACATGACTTTTCCTTGCTGATCTGTGCAAGTCAAAAAGTATCTTTGTCCATAAATGTTCCAAGGAACAGTCAATGTATAAGTAATTCCATTATCCAAAACAGCAGATGTTTGGAATGGGGAATTTGCTGGCTGAACAAAATTAACGAATGTTGTCATTTGTTTCCGCTCCAGCTAGGATTTCCAACAATAGGCAAACCTTGAGTCGCTTTACTCATCAAATTTGATTGGATCGTGTTTGCCTGTTCTTCATAGATCAACGGCAAAGCAAAGTCCCATTGGTAAGCAAACTGCACCTGTTTGTTGTCACTGGTCGATACGTCTTTTAAAGCCGTCAACAACGCACCTTTATAGATGAATGCTGGCGTATAAACATCAAACCAGCCACCTTGCAGGATATGGTTGTCCAAGGTGCTTTTCAATGCAGACATCTTTGTTTGCTTTGCCGTGTAATTGTTGCTCGTTGTCTGAGCAGGGCAAACCATCAAAAGACTGATATTCAAAGGTTGTTGGACTACAGCATTTGCAGCCACCGTTAAAGCAGCCAACGGGTAATTGGCCGTTTCCCAGACCTCTAAAGTGCCACCAGCCATTGGCCTGAAGTGAGCAAAATATTCGTCTGGGTTTTGCGGATTGGAGCCATTTTCGGTATAGGTGGTGATTGGCGCACCTTCGGCTCCAGCAACACCATTAATAAGCCAAATCGGGGTTAGCTCATAAAGTGCCTGAAAACTTGCTTGACCAGAATTAGCCATTATTGCGCTCCAAGAGGGGCGACATTCTCAGTGGAATTCCCCCCAGGTTGTTTACGAACCTGCACGGTCACTGCGTTATCGGAACCATTGTCAAC